CAGCATGAAACATTAGTTAATAAACCATGTTTCTGGAAAAAATCCAGGAATATCATCAAACATAAATTTTTGAGGTTTTTTGCAGTATTTACATTTAACTGTAAAAATATTGTCTTGAATGAATTGTTGTTTTTTGTACTCTTCAAAAATTTTATCCAAATCCCCAACATCAAGATTTTCAAGATATTCCATCATCTTAACAGCGCCTGTAGTTTCTTCACCGTTTATTGACAAAATATGCATTGCTAAATCTGCTATTTGTTTATCATCAGGCGTTCTTTGTTCTGCCATTTTCTCGTAATAGAACGCAGGGTCAATTGTCTCACCAAAAACAACAACATTTTCTCCAATAGTAACTGGTGCCCAATCACTTTGTTTAATTTTGTTGACATCTTTCATCTTAATATCAAGTGTATTTTCTTTTTGACAAAGTTCATTAGAACATTCGAAAGTAAATTCAAATGTTTCGCCGATAGAAATTTCGCGTAGTTTATAAAGTACAACTTTTAGCTCTTCATCTGTCAATAGAATATTTTTTTCGCGGATACATGGGAAAATAAGAGTCCTTGCCATATCATTTGGTGAAAGATTTTCCCCTCGTTCATCAACGACTTTTTTAAAAAGTTTTCTGTCTTTAACTTTCCACTTTCTAAGATGAATAATTTTATTACTTCTTAGTTGTAACTCTTCTGAATATTTTTCTTCTGTGCTAAATTGTGACATTTAATCCCTTTTTGTATTATTTATAACTATTTTACTTAATTTTGACTTAATTTTTACAAAAATTAAAATACTGACTCAAGCTTAGATGTTGAAGTATTGGCAAACATAGTTTCTGAAACACGTTGTCTAACTCCCTTAAGTGTTATTGAAAATTCTGCAATTTGATTTTCTGTAGTATTACTAAAAGCTACTTCCGAAATTTGTTCAATTAACATATTATTAAATGTCATAAATTTCAGTGGGTCTCCTTCACTTCTATCTGTCGAAATGTTTAATGTAATAAATAAATCAGAAGCATATGTAGCAATAGACATTTCGTAAATCGTTGTAAACATTTTATATAATGTCATGTGACCATAATCTCTAAATGTTAAAGTAATTTTTGCCATTTCTGGGCGGCCGTTTGTATAAAACCACTTACCACCAAGATAATTTTCCATTGGTGAAACTGCTAATGCTGGAGTTGAACACGAGGTCAATGCCAAATTTAACATTGGCTGTATGTTTAATGGCAAAAGCCCGCTATATGCTTCCTGCTCTATATGCATATCAATAGTAAAATGATTTATCTTTGTCCATTGTGTATCATATGCTAATTGAACCATTTTGTCTAAATTCATATTTTATCCTTAAAACTTTATAAACTATTTATAAATAGTTTACCAAATATATATAGGATTAATTATGGCAAGAAAACTTCAAGATATTTTAGAAAGTGTTTTACAAGATGGTGCAAGGGCAGCAAAGTATTTTTTAAGAATTTCTTTACCTGTTCAGAATAAAGATGTTGAAGTCGCAATACCAATACTCGCAAAAACAACAACACTCCCTGGCAAAACTTTAGATACTATTGGATTTCAATATAAAGGTAGAAATATTCCTCTCCCTGGACAAGTCAAATACACCCAAACATGGGAAATGACTCTACTTGCTGAGGAAAATCATGCAACAAGAATTTACCTTATGGATTGGATTCAAGGCATGGATAATGCAAATTCATCTTACTATATTTCTCAAGGTTCAAATTTGACACGTGAAATTAGAGCCAAGAGGGACCAAACAGAACAAAGAAAAGTCGATATTACAATTTCGCAATTGAATTTTGACTTATCAGAAGTCGTAGTAGATTATGTTTTATTTAATTGTTTCCCAGTTTCGGTAGGCGATATAAATGTAGGATATGATCAAACAGGAGCTATTGAAGAATACACTGTTACTTTTTCATTTTCGCATTGTATTATAAAGAAAGCTACAGATACTTCATATCCATTTGCATCAAATTAAAATAGGAGGGAAAAATGGCAGATATAATAACAATTTCGGAATTAAAAAAGAATCTAGGGCCAGGCCTTGGGCTTAGGAAAAATAAGTATCTATTAGAAGTTCCTCTTAGTCAAGGAAGACAAATTAATACTTTATGTCAAGCAACATCTCTTCCAGAAAGATCAATGAATACAACTTCTGTTTATTTTGCCGGAAGAAAATACAATATTCGAGGAGAGACTGATTATCAAGGAACTTATGAAATTTCGTTAGTTGATGATTCTGCTATGTCTTTAAGAAAAGCATTTGACTCTTGGATGTTTACAGTAGATAATTCGAACTGGGTTGAATCTTCATCAAGTTCAACTGATATTCATACTATTAACGATACACCGATAAATCAAAAAAATGCATATCAAAGTGATGTATGTATTTGGCAAATAGATGCGAACGGAAATAAAGTTTATGGGTATAAACTTCAGAACGCATTTCCGAGTAGTGTTGGGACTGTTACACTAGACGATACTGGGGATGGTGGTTTATCAGAATTTTCTGTTGTTTTTACATTTTCTGAATTTATCCCTATTAGTGAAGCAACTGTCGATTATCCAGATGATGTTGTAAATAACACTTCTCAATTGAACAAGTCAGTATTTGATAATTTATTTGGAAATATCGGAAAAAATGCGTCAAGTTTAGAAAATATTGCTTCAAGTTTAGAACATACAGCTTCAAGTTATCTTGAAAATGCATTAAAGAATCCTTTTGCAATAGCATCTAAACCTGGAGATTTTACAAATTCATTAAAAAATAGTGTTATTAATGAAATTAAAACAGATTTTAAATTGCCTTCTGAACTTTTTGGTTCTTTATTCTAGTATTTGACTGAATATAAATAGAAGTGATAATATTAAAAATGGAGAAAACATATGGCAACATCTGGTAAATTAAATGCAGTAAGAGATGCTATTGGTGCTGGTGCTCGTGCAAATAAATATAAAATATTTTTGGGCGAAAAAGTACCCGATGGCGACCTTTTAGGAAAATCGGCATCTTTCCCTGGAGTTTCGATTGGTAAAATCGAAGTCTGGAACCAAGGAAGAAAATTAACTATTCCTGGCGATACGGATTATGAAGGAAGTTGGCAAGTTAGCTTTTATAACACCGAAGATCATGCTTTAAGAAAAGCATTTCTAGCATGGATGAGAGAAATTGATAATTTTCAAGATAACATTCACGCTGGTAATCCTGGTTCAAAACTGGTTGAAATGAAAGTTATTCAAATGAAAGCAGATGGAACAGAAGGGCAAACTTATATTATGCATAACTGTTTCCCGGCAGAAATTGGAGAAATTACAGTTGCGGACGAAACCGCTGATCAGATTCAAGAGTTTGATGTAACGTTCTCATTTACTGATTGGGTTATAGCTTAATTATTTCAATATATCCTTCGGGATATATGAAAATACTTAAAGGAATTTAAATGGCATTACAACAAATGGAACAACCTTTAACAGCTAAAGAATCTGTGGCTTTTATGAAAAAAATGTTAAAAACCAATAAGAAAAAACTTACTAATAAAGACTTCTTGCCTGGTAAAATTTTGTCTTTTGGATATGATGCTAAAGATAAAACTGCAACATGGGACAGTACACCGTTAGTAATAGTTTTAATTAGAGGAAAATCTCATACACTTGCTATAAATTTCCACTGGGCACCGATACCTCTTAGAATTATTCTTGTCAAAAAAATTCTAATGTTAAATAAAAATAATATAAAAAATAAAAAACCACTCGAATTTAATTATAGTGATATTAAACCTTTTTTAAAAAAAGTTGGATTTGCTCCAATTATAAGATTGTACATAAACAAAAGAATCACTTCAACTGGCGTTATTATTCCTGATGAACATTTGATGAATGCCGCGAAACTTAAATCAGAGACATTTACTCAAGGCAAAGTTGATTCAGAGACATTATACAAGATTGCTTTAAGGAAAAATAAGAAGTACAGACAAGAAAGATCAAGACGTCAGTAACGACAATCAACTGCTTAAAGTAAAATTATATAAATAGGTTATATTAACAATATAAAACACAAAGGTTAAAAATGTTAGATGTAAATGATATCACAGCCGCAGTAGAAAAACGATACACTGATTTTTCTAACGCTATTAAACAAGAGTTAAATAATAAACTTCAGAACCACCCAATTATTCAGAATCACACATCGGAATTTGAAAGAATTGAAAGGCTGAAAGATATTTTTTCTCAAATTAATCAAACAAAACACCCAGATTAAAAAGGAGATAAAACCATGAAATATATGATTGAAGAGGCATTTCAGCTCGAATCTGAAATTCAAGAAGAGCTAAATGAATCAACTGGAAAGTCAGAAAAAAATTATTATATTAAAGGTATTTTTTCTACTCCAGAAACAAAAAACAGAAATGGCAGAATTTATCCTATGAGTATTTGGATAAATGAAG